GGAAATACAAAATGGCAGTAAGTAAATTATTAATAGATGGCGATATCATTGCTTATCAAATAGCAAGTCAAATAGAAGAACCTGTAGATTGGGGCGGTGATCAGTGGACACTTCATAGTGATTTTAAAACTGCTAAATCAATGTTTGAAAATTATTTATTAACTTTAAAAGAAAATTTATATTTGTCAGACACATTAATATTTCTTAGTGATCGCAAACAAAATTTTAGAAAAACATTATTAGATGATTATAAAGGTAACAGGATAGGTAAAAGAAAACCTGTTTGTTTATATAAAATGTTTGAGTGGCTTAAAGAAGAACATGGAGCATTGATAGAACCTAGGTTAGAGGCTGATGATTTATTGGGTATTTATTCAACTAATCCTGAATATAAAAATAGTATTATTGTTTCATTAGATAAAGATCTTAAAACCATACCAGGGAAACTATCACCTGATGGATCTAATATATTAAAGATTACAAAACCCCAGGCTATATATAATCATGCGGTACAAATATTAACTGGTGATGCTACTGATAATTATCCAGGATGCAAAGGTATCGGGCCTAAGACTGCTATTAAATTATTACAACCAGCAGAAGGATCTAAAACAATGGAGCCATACTGGGATATTATTTTAGATTCTTACACTAAAGCTGGACATACCGAACAAGATGCAATTACACAAGCAAGAATAAGTTACATATTACAATGGAAAGATTATGACTTCGAGAGTAAAAAAATCAGGGCCTGGAAACCAGGACATAGTTAATCAACCTTCACATTATAATACTGGTGAGATTGAATGTATCTATGCTATCAAAGCATCTATGTCACATGATGCATTTTGCGGTTATTTAAAAGGGAATATACAAAAGTATTTATGGAGATATGAAAGCAAACACAGTAACAATCCAACAATAGATTTGGAAAAAGCTGAATGGTATTTAAAATTTCTTATTTGTGAAAAACGAGATTACCAAGGAAGTGCATGTTTAGATAATAAATCATGAGTATTTTAAATAAAAAAGAAACAGATCTACCTGTAACTACAGATGATTTGATTAAATATTTAGATAAAACATTTCCTACTAGGACACCACAACCAAGTGAAAGTCTTAGTGAGATAATGTACCGATCAGGACAACGATCAGTCATTGATTTTTTAAAACAAAAACTTAACGACCAAGAGGTATAGATATAAATGTGTAGATCAAGTAGACCGGCACCGCCACCGCCACCACCACAACCAGTTCCTACAGTTGCTGCGGTATCAGAACAAATCCCTGAATTAGATTTAGCGATTGAAAGCGATAGCGATAAAGCACTAAAGAAAAAGAAAGCTAAAAAGACTGGTAAAAAATCATTGAGATCAGATATTTCTATGACTGGAACATCAGATTTAAATATACCTAACTAAAGGACATTAAATGGCAGCAGAAAATATAAAGAAATTATATGCGAAACTAGAAACTAAAAAAGATCAATTTGTTGATCGTGGTCGAGAATGCTCAGAACTAACAATATCTTCATTGTTACCACCTGAAGGATTTTCTGATTCATCTGATCTTTACACACCCTATCAAAGTGTCGGTGCAAGAGGGGTAAACAATCTAGCTAGTAAATTATTATTATTACTGCTGCCACCTAATGAACCATTTTTTAGGCTGACTACTAATAATAAAATTAAACAAGAGTTAGAAGAAAATGAAGAATTACAAACTGAAGTTGAAAGATCTTTAGCAAAAATAGAAAGAGAAGTTATGCGCTTTATAGAAGAGACCGCATTAAGAGTATCTTTATTTGAGGCCCTTAAACATCTTATAGTTACTGGTAATGTATTAGTATCATTACCTAAAAATAATAAAATGAAAATATACAATATTAGTCAGTATTGTGTAGAAAGAGATCCTGATGGGAATATATTAAGGATTATTATTAAAGAATCTATATCACCTAAATCATTAGAACCGGAGATTAGAGAACAATGTCAGGTAGTAGATGGTGATTCATCTGTTGATTTATATACAAGTATATCTAAAGAAATGGATGGTAAGTTCCATGTTTATCAATGTTGTAATGATATTATATTACCAGCTAGTATTGGTAAATATAAAGAAGAAGACTTACCTTTTATGGCATTAAGAATGGTAAGAGTTGATACTGAAGATTATGGAAGATCTTATGTCGAGGAATTTCTAGGCGATCTTAAATCATTAGAAGGTTTATCACAATCGCTATTAGAATCATCAGCAGCATCAGCTAAAGTTGTATTCATGGTAAAACCCAATGCAGTTACTAAGAAAAGAGATCTAGTTGAATCCAGTAATGGAGATATCATAACTGGGCATCGAGAAGACGTTACAACTCTCCAAGCCGAAAAGCAATATGATCTCCAGGTAGTAGAGAGAGTTATTAATACTCTAACTGAGAGATTAGCATTTGCTTTCTTATTACAATCCGGAGTAATCCGAGATGCTGAAAGAGTTACTGCAGAAGAAATAAGAAAATTAGCTAATGAATTAGAATCATCATTAGGTGGTTTATACTCATTATTATCACAAGAATTTCAAGTACCTTTAGTAAACTTGATGATGAAAAGATTAGGATCTAATGGTTCTATACCTAAGTTACCTAAAGGTTCAATTAGTCCAGTAATTATAACTGGTGTGGCAGCACTTGGTCGAGGTAATGATCTAGCAAAACTTAGAGCATTTTTAGAAGATGTTGGTGCATTAGCACAGATCAATCCACAGGCCACACAGATGTTAAATATTAATGATCTAATCATGAGGATCGCTACATCACATGGAATAGATACAGAAGGATTATTAATAGATCAGGAAACTATTGATGCACAAAATCAACAAGCGCAACAAGCTGAAATGGCCCAAGGTATGGCTCAATCTGCAACACCAGCAGTAGCATCAGGAATGATGGAAGGAATTAAAGATGGATCAATAGATCCAAATGCATTAGCACAAGGTATGCAAGGTATGATGGGAGAGCAATAGTAAATGGTAGATCAAGTCGTAATTAATAAAGAAGAACCAGTAGATCCAGCAACACAGGAAACTACTGCTGAAACAACTACTGAAGAAGTAGCAGTTGAAGACCAACAAGTTGAGGCTGGTGAAAAGATCTTAGGTAAGTTTGAAACACAAGCAGACTTAGAAAAAGCATATAAAGAATTAGAATCTAAAGTTGGCCAAACTAAACAAGAGCCTAAACAAGATGAAGGTTTAGAAATACAAGAGACTGCAGAAAAAGCAGTTGAGGCTGCTGGATTAGATATGGCATCACTAGAGCAAGAGTTTATGGATAATGGAGAACTAGGAGAAGATTCATTAGCTAAACTAGAATCGCAAGGCATATCAAAAGATATAGTTAATAATTATATCGAAGGCCAAAGAGCAGTAGCATTACAAATAGAAATTGAAGTAAAAGATATTGCTGGTGGTAAAGATGGTTACAATGAGATGATTACATGGGCTAAAGAAAATTTAAGTCAGGAAGAAATATCTGCATATAACAGAGTTGTTAATGGCAGAGATCTTGATGCAACTAAAATGGCAGTCCAAGGATTAAAAGCTAGAATGGGTACTGATGCTGAACCTAATCTAGTTAGAGGTAAACCAGCAGCATCACAAGAACAGTTTACATCAGTTGCACAAGTAACTGCTGCAATGTCAGATCCAAGGTATTCTAAGGATCCAGCATTTAGACAGGAAGTACAGGCTAAGATCGAAAGATCAGATGTATTCTAATTATTACATTCCATCTTATTGGAAGTAGTAAGACCGGACAATAAACTAAAAGGAAATAACTTGATCTTCTGCGGAAGGCAATCTTGCTGAAATAATTTTAGATAAAGTCGGTTGATTAATTTTAACCATTTTATTTAGGAGATAAAATAATGGCAAATGCAACACCAGCTAGTATTGGTCGAGTTAATGCTAGTGGATCCGAAGATGCTTTATTCCTTAAAGTATTCGCTGGAGAAACTATCACTGCTTTTGAGCAATCTAGTGTAACTGAAGGCCAGGAAATGGTCAGATCTATATCATCAGGTAAATCAGCATCTTTCCCAGTCATGGGTAGAACAACTGCTGCTTATCATGTTCCCGGTAGTGAGATTGGCGGAACAGATGTAAACCACAATGAGGTCGTGATAACAATCAATGATCTACTTGTATCATCTGCTTTCTTATCAAACATTGAAGAGGCTAAAAATCACTGGGATGTGAGATCTGCTTATTCAACAGAAATTGGAAGAGCTTTGGCTTTCCAAAAAGATAAACATGTACTACAAACAATCGGTCAAGCAGCACAAGGTTCTGCTAATTTTACCGGTGGTGATGCTGGTACAGTATTAACCAATACATCAATCGCATCTGCAACTGCATCTACTGCAGCTAATGCAATGATTGATTCATTATTTGATGCAGCTAGTGCATTAGATTCTCACTATGTACCTAAAGAAGGCCGAGTTGCTTTCATTAGATTAGAAGAGTATTACAAACTAGCTAATGGAACTAATGCGGTTAATGTAGACTTCACACAAGGTAATGGCGGAATAGATAGCGGTAAAGTATTAAGTATCGCTGGTATTAAACTTATACCTACACCTCACTTTGTATCTTCAAATGTGAACAGTGGTACAGATCAAGGATCAGCTACACAAGGCGGATCTAACCCACAAGCGGTTGATCTATCAAACTATGTTTGTTTAGTATCACATCCTTCAGCAGTTGGAACTGTAAAACTTATGGATCTAGCAGTTGAAAGTGAATACGACATTAGAAGGCAAGGAACTCTTATGGTAGCTAAATACGCAATGGGCCATGGCGCTCTTCGTGTAGAATCTGCGGTAGGCATTAAAGAGGCTTAATCACCTCTTAACCCCCGATAGTAGCCTGTAGTTACTCCCAGGCTACTATCACTTTTAACTTCAAGGAAATCTATGACAACACAAATTACTCTTACTTCTGAATTACAAGCAATCAATACAATGTTATCTATTATTGGTGAGGCACCAGTTTCATCTATTACAGAAAATATTGGATCAGATGTATCTATTGCTAAACAGATCCTAGATGAATCAGCAGTTGATATTCAATCTAAAGGTTGGAATTTTAATACTGAAGAATCTTATCCCTTACCATTAGATTCAGATTCTAAAGTACCAGTACCTACAAATTGTGTATGGCTTACAACTAGGCCTGGTGATAATACAAGTAAAGTAATTATTAGAAATGGATTTTTATACGATAAAGAAAATAGAACATTTACATTCTCAGGATCACAAACAGTAGACATGATTATTCTTCTACCATTTGAAGAGTTACCACAGTTTGCAAGAAGATATATTACCACTACTGCTGGAAGAAGATTCCAGGCCAGGTATCTTGGATCTAAAGAACTTGCCGGATTTACCGCACAAGATGAAAGCGAGGCATTAATAAACTGCGAACAGTTAGATGCATCTAATGAAAAACAAAATATATTAAGTAGCGGTACTCCGAACAGAATTATATTTAGAAATGCAACTAGAAGGAATTACTGATGTCAGTAGTCTCTTCATCAATTCCTAATTTGATCAATGGAATCTCAGAACAGAATCCAACACAAAGAAATCTCAATCAAGCAGAGGCACAAGTCAATGCTCAATCATCAATCGTAAAAGGTTTACAAAAAAGGCCACCATTAGAGTGGATAGGAAATCTTTTATCTTCACAAGTATATTCTACTAACACTGCAATCCACCCTTATGTCAGAGATGATACAAACAAATTTTTTATAACTGCTTATAATGGCGGTATAAAAGTATTTGATTTTGGTGGTACTGAAAAAACTGTAACTGTAAATAGTGGTCAAAGTTATTTAACATCTACAGATCCTAAAAATAATTT